CTTCTGGGATTACTCGAACCCGCTGCTTTCCAACCCCGCCGAGGCCGCGAACATCATGGGCTTCAAGGACGGCTCTATCAGCCAGATGCTCATGGACGCCTTCACCGATCCCGAATCCGATCTGCTCAAGCAACTGCTCGGAACGAAGGACGACAAGGACAAGAAGGCAGCCACTGGCGGCGGCCGTCCTCAGGGAAACCGCTTCGCGCCCAACCCTGAAGGCGAAACCTTCTTCGAGCG